AATATCATTAATATCTGTCATCTTGATATCATCATCTGATGGTGCTTCAAAAAGATGTGTAACATCAGTTATTAACTTGCGAAAATTATCCATTATAAATTCCTAAAATTATAATTATACATATAGTAATATTTAGTCTTTTGATGGTATGCCACCGATAACAAGACTAAATACTGTTATTAAAGATTTTGAATAATTAATTCTTGGAGGACATATATGTCAACTTTAGTGAGCCCAGGCGTCTTAGTCACAGTAAGTGATGGTTCTGCTTATGCTGAATCCGGATCTGGTACAGTTCCTCTTATCATCTTTGCAACTGCTCAAGATAAAATTGTTCCTGGTACAACTAGCACCATTGCCGTTGGTACAACAAAGGCAAATGCTGGTACTGTGTATGTAATGTCGTCTCAACAAGACGTTCTTACCACATTTGGTACTCCTATTTTTATGGAAACCTCAGGATCAATTAATCAAGGTGATGAGCTTAACGAATACGGTTTACACGCTTTATTCTCAGCAATGGGATTAACTAATAGTGCTTATGCAGTTAGAGCTGATATTGACTTGAATGAGTTAGTATCAAACGAAAACGAAGCACGTTCAGCTCCGTTAAACCAGACATTCTGGATTGATCCGACTAGTACTGTATTTGGTTTATTCTATTATGATAGTTCAGCTAGTAACCCAAAAAATGCATGGGTTAAAGCAACAGTAAATGTACCATTATTATCAGAAATTAGTAGTACTGGTGTTCCATTACCAACTTTTGGTGCAATTGACACATATGCTTTTGTTCCTTACTTAGATGATAGTGGCGCGTATGATACTAGTTCATACGAAGTAGATGGGTCAAATATTGTAAGTACATCTAAAATTAATAGATGGTTCTATAAATCAAAAACAACAAATACTTGGTTAGAAATATCATCTGATATTACTTATAAATCAATTTCTGCACCAGTAGACAGTAATAACAATCCTTTAACTCAGTATTGGGTTAAAACAGATTCATTAGCAAGTGGCGTTTCTTTTGATGTTACAAAATATAACGCAAGTAACGCTGCATGGGCATCAGTTGAATCATACGCTGCTCCTGACTATGTTGAGTTAGAATCTACTATTGGAAGTAGTTTAGCAATTGGTGATGTAGGTTTAGTTACTAGTACTATTGACAATACTGAAGAATACTATAATTCACCAGTATTCAGCCGCTTAACTAGCACTAATTTAGTATCTGTTACAATGGCATCTGCTAATGTTACATTCACAACTAGTGCATATTTTAGACTTGAGTATTCAGATGCTTCGCTTTATGGTGTTCAGTATTTTGAAAATGCATTTACTACTATAACTGATTTAGTTGCTGCAATTAATACATCAACTTCATTAGGCGCATCAGCAGTTGTTATCGGTTCTGATACTAACTTAGTAATTAATAGCCCTAGCGGTAGAGCATTTAGAATTTACCACGGAGTTTCTAGTACTGATACATTAACTAGAATTGATAGCCCGAATAACTGGTCATTGTTATCATATTACTTCCAAACCAATATACCAAGCACTCCAGCAGTTGATGGTACTTATTGGTACGATAGTAATTTATATGCTGATATTATGATTAACGATGGTTCACGTTGGAGAGCATTACAGTCAGATGGTGGTAAAGCAGTTCTTCCGTATATTGGGGGTTCAAGTGACAGTTTAGTAGATATCCAAATTGAAACAACTCAACCAGATACTAAAATTGACGGTGTTACTGATTTAGAAATTGGTGATATTTGGATTAATCCACTAGATTCTGGTTATGTGTTCTATCAATACCAAGCAGATGGATGGTTTGAATTAGATAATACTGATCAAAGTACTATTAGCGGTATTTTATTCGCTGATGCTAGAACATCAGATGAATCAGGTGTTGGTTATTTTAACTATAGCGAAAGTGTTGCTTATGCTGCATTAATTATTTCTGACTATGTTGATCCTACTTGCCCTGATCCGCGTAAATATCCTAAAGGGATGCTAATGTGTAACCTAGGTCAAACTGGTGGCGTTGTTCGTAAACGTGATAGCAATCCGTTTGAATCAATTAGCTTCACTGGAAACTATCAATACTATGTTGGTGATGCAAGAGCATATCCTGTAATTAGTGGTTACGAAACAACTCCATTAACATTAGCTACTGTTAATAGTGATCGTATGGGCAGATGGGTAACTGAATCAGGAACTGCTGCTAATGGATCAGGCTTATTTGGTAGAAAAGCACAACGTAAAGCAATCACAGAAGCAATGGCTGCTGTAATTCAAAGTAACGATCATTTACGTTCAGAAGTACTAGAGTTCAACCTTATGGTAGCACCAGGTTACGTAGAAATGTTAGATGACTTAGTAACATTAAACACTGATAGAAAAGAAACAGCATATATTATTACTGATGTTCCAGCAAGACTAGAACCAACTAGTACTAATATTAGCAACTGGGCATCAAACTCAGCTAATGCAGTTGAAAATGGTGATGACGGTCGTTTAACTGCTTACTCTTATGCTGCACAGTATATGGGATGGGGCTTAGGAACTAACTCTGATGGATCAAATGTTGCAATTCCTGGTAGTACTATTGCATTAAGAACTTACTTATATAGCGATAGCGTTTCATATGTATGGTTCCCGCCTGCAGGTACTGAACGTGGTATCGTGACAAACGCTGCAAGCGTTGGGTATATTACATCAGAAAACGAATATGCATCAGTTGTTTACAACAACGGGCAACGTGATACTATGTACACAAATAATATCAATCCAATCGCATATCGTCCTAACAGAGGATTGCTAGTATGGGGAGATAAATCTTTAGCAAGTTCAAGTACTGCATTAGATCGTGTAAACGTTGGTAGATTAGTTGTTTATATTAGAACAGAAATTGCGAAAATTGCTGATAGATTCTTATTTAAATTAAACACTGCTCGTGTTCGAGCTGAATTTGCAGCAGCATTAACCGCATTCTTATCTAATATTGTTCAATTAGAAGGTATAGAAGATTTCTCTGTTGTTTGCGATAGCTCTAATAACACAACTACTAGAATTAATCAAAACCAATTATGGGCAGATATTGCGATTGTTCCTACTAAGAGCATCAACTTTATCTATGTTCCAATTCGTTTAACTACCTCAACTAGTTCTAGTTCATCTTAATTTAAGGGACATCATGTCCCTTAAAAATGCAAAACTAAACTAAATATTTTTAAAGAGATGATCTCTTAAAATTTAAGGAAAGAGAGGAATAATATGGCGATTAGTGGTTTAGATAAATTTGGAGTACCTGTTACAGGAAGTACTACTCAAACTATGAAACAGCCAAAACGTAAAGATATGTTCAGATTGACATTTTACGGCTTTGGTGATGGTACTACTGCGGCAGTTTCACTTGATGTGAATACTGTAGGTACACCAAGCGTTTCATATGAAGACCATCAGGTACACGCATACAACTCAACTATGCACTACAAAGGTAGATATACTTGGGATGAAATTGAAGTTCAAATTCGTGATGGTGTTGATAACGCTGCATTGAATTTAATTGTGAATCAATGGAGAAAAGAATTTGATCACTACACACAGGAATCACGTACTGGTGCAGGTGAATACAAATTTGATATGTTAATTGAAATGTTAGATGGTTCAAATAACGGTGATAGTACTGGTAGATTATCAGCTTGGATTTGCCAAGGTTGTTATATTAAATCAGTTAAATTTGGTGACGGTTTAGATTATAGTTCAAGTGATTTTAAAAATATGTCATTAACTATTCAACCTGATAACTGCTTACCATTAGATGCTTCATTGAATGAAATTCGTGGTGGTAATGCATACGATACTGGTTTATTAAATCCAGATCAATCAAGTATGGGCACAACACATTTCTAATATTCAGATACATGATAAAACCCGCTTATGCGGGTTTTTTTTGTTTTTAAAAAAGCACATAAAATTGATAAATATCTAAAAGTATTCTCAAGGATAATATTATGTCTTTTTCATTAAATAAATTTGGTGTTCCATCTCCTACGGGAGGTTCAAAAGTAATGGAACAACCAAAACCAAAATGCAAGTTCAGAGTTCTTACATATGGCTTTGGTTCTGATACTACTTGGGGTGATTGCGGCGGATATGTTTGTTTTGCAACTGAATCAGTAAGCAGACCAAAATTATCAGTTGATGTAAAAGAAATACATTCATTTGATACAGTAACTCATTATTCTGATAAGTGTAGATGGAAAGATATAACTTTAAGTATTAGAGACACAATAAGTAATGACGTTGCAACCGCAGTTCATTCGCAAATCCAAAAACAACGAGATTATTATAGAAGAATGGCTCCTAGAGCTAAAGGATATAGTTATAAGTTTGAAATGATGATTCAAACTATGACAGGCCAAGAAAACTCAAAATCAGCAGTTGATACCTTAGCTAACTTAGTTGACACATATGTTCTAGATAATTCTGAATCAGTAAGCACAACTTTATTATCAAGTACTCTTGAAACGTGGTTATTAAGCGGGTGCATTGTAACTGAATATGATTTTGGTGAATATGATTATAGTGATAGTAATTATAATCTTATTACTTTAACAATTCAACCAGATAATTGTATTTTATTAGATGATTCTGGAAATGTAATGCTTCAAAGTTCTGCTAGTGCAGGTTTTGATATGAGTGGTTTTATGAGTGGATTATTTAGCACTCTTAATACTGGTGTTGGTAATGCATTAGGTTTAGGTGGATCTGTGACTTCAGTATTACAATCTGCAGTTCAAACTGGGTTATCTAATGCAGTAAGTTCTGTTACGAGTTGGTTCTAATGGCATTTAATTTAAAAGAATACGAGCATTTTAATAGTGCTCAATTTAGATTTGGATCTACTGGTAGTACATTTAATGGTGCATCACATGAATACATGGATATACCAAAATCACGTTTTTGTTTTGTTGTACATTTTGAAATATCTGATATAGCAAAACAAATGATTCAAAAAATGTATGGTACTAGTATTAATTTGGGCGAACTTTCAGCATTTATGATTAAAGATGTTGATAAGCCAGCATTCACTATTGATACAGTTGAAATGAATCAATATAATAGAACTAGATTGCATCAAGGCAAAATAAAATATTCGCCTATTAATATGACAATATATGATACTATTAGTTCATATGGTTCATTATTAATTGATGCTTATTTAAGATTTTATTACGGTGATTTTAGTGATAAGACTTTAAATTCGTGGAGATATAATAGTATCAGCACAAAAAAGAATTTCGAAGAAACATTTTCACTAAGTAATTATATAAGTTCATCTATTGGTATTAAAAGTTCAACTGATACTACTGATTCAGATTATTCTTGGGGCAGAAGTGTATACAACCAAGGAGATCAGGATTTGGGTTATTTCTTTAAACGGATAGATATCTATGAAATTGATGGAAATACTTATACTGTTTATAATTTGCACAATCCTGTAATTGAAAGTATTAAATACGACAATAAAACCCACGAAGGCGGTGAGCCAGCATCAATTCAAATGAGTTGGAAATATGAAGGTATAAGTAATATTTGTCCTGTTACTAATAGTAGAGCTATTGCTGCAACAACCTCACAAATCGCTAAAACACTTTCATTAACTGATGATGGCGAATTTAGTGCTTATGGATTTTTTAAATATTGGGGTGAAATGGATAGTGCTGATATATCAGAATATGATCAGAACCAAATTGCAGGATTTCCTTCGCAAAATAGTTCAGGTTTAGATTTTAGTACTGCGACTAGTACTGTTAATAGTATATTGAAAATTGGAACATCTGCTACTGCGGTTTATAATGCGGTGAGTTCGAGCTCTCTTAGTGATATTATTAATAATACAAAAAATGCAATGGGCGAGGGGAATGCTGTTAGTACTGGTTTAGGTGTAGTTGGTTCCAGTATGAGTAGTATCAGTAAAATTGGAGGTCTATTATAATGGCAAAATTTAATCCAGCCGATATAGGAAGAACCAATCACACTCAGGGCTATTATGTACCAAAAAATCCTAGTAAATACGTAGGACAGAGTGTTAATCATATAATTTATAGAAGTTCTTGGGAAAAGGATTTTATTTATACTTGTGATTTAAATCCAGCTATTGTTAATTGGGCAATTGAACCATTTTCAATTCCATATATTGATCCTATAACAGGAACAAAGAAAAACTACTGGCCTGATTTCTTAGTATGTTATATGAAACGAGATGGCACAATTCATAGAGAATTAATAGAAATAAAACCACAAAAAGAATCAATAATAGAAAAAGCGAAATCTAAACGAGATAAGGTTAATTTATTAGTAAATCAAGCGAAGTGGGCTGCTGCTGATAGATTTTGTAAAGCTAACGGTTTAACTTTTAGAATTTTAACTGAAGCAGAATTATATAGGAAAAAATAAAATATGAGTAAATTATCAAAATCTGGAATTGAGGATGCTCTTGGTATTCCATCTATTGAGGAATTGTCTAATGCAATGAAAAAATTAGAAGTTCCTGAAGTAGTTGAAGAAGATTCAACTGATATAGAAATTCAAGCTCCTAACCCTGAAGATATAAAAGAAGCCTACGCTGCGATTAAAAAATTTAATATAGAACCAACTGATAGCACTGTACTTTTAGGATCATTAGAAGATGATTTAAAACGATTAGATAATATAAGTGATATGTGCATGAAATACTTTGAAGATGTTATGGATAAAGGATTTAATGCGGAAGATAAAAGTGGTCACTTTTATTTTGGTGCTGCTGCTGGGTTAATGAGAGAAGCAGTAAATAGTCATAATGCAAAAGCATTAGCAAAGATTAAATTTGCTGAATTTGAGCTTAAACGCATTAAAATGGAACAAGATCAGAATAAATTAAATAATGGCGGTAGAGTAATCAATAACGACGGTATTATTTCTGATAGAAATTCTCTTCTTAGAGATAACAATAAATAAATAAAAATATATTTTTGGAGAATTGTATGAAAGATTTAATGGGTGTTCTATTAAGCAACCAGGTAAGTACTGAATACCGTGTTAAGTTAGCATTTGAGCCATCTAAAAAACAAATTCAAGATTTAAAGTTTATATTTGATAAGTATGATTGCAAAAGTGTTTCCTCGTTGGATAGAACTATTTTTCAATCTAAACCACTTGATTTTTATAGTTTAGATTGTGGTGAAATTTGGATTATTGATTTTGATTTACTAAAAGGTATTCAACCTGATTTAGTTCGTTCTGAAATTAGTAAAGAACTGAATGTACCCGAATCATTTATTGTTGTTGGTTTAAAAGAAGTACCACATACTACTTATGAAGTAGAAGATGATATTGATTTTGATGAAGAAGAATATGTACCTAAAACATTAGATACTAATTATTCTGATATGCATGATGTTCCTGACGATGTTTATGGTGATAAACTTTTAGATAAAACTATTTCATCTGCTAATAACGACTATAATAACGAACGCACACCGTATTCTGAATATATGATCGCTGGATATGAACAGTTGTATCAAATTGCAAAACCAGATGTGCAACCAGAGAAACCAAATAAGGTGTAATTTATGAAACTTCAAGAATTATTCGAAAATCGTGATTTAAATAAATCGGAACAATTAAATGAATTTACTAGACCTTATGGGATTGGCTCACAATTAAAAGATAAGGCAGTAGGTTCATTAAAAGGCATATTTGGCGGCGGACAAGGAGAAGCTGGTAATCAAGTTTCTGGTCAGTTAGCAAATAGACTTTTCAAAGACTTCAAACATTATGTAGGTACACAAGGCCAATCAGGCCAATCACATATTGATAAACAATTGCTTATTGATTATCTAAATGGTAGAGGGTTTAATCCTGCATTAGCAAATGGTTTATTAGATACCATTACTCCAAAAGAAGCAGCGGATGTTCTGATGCAAGCAGCTAGAACAAAACGCCAAATGGGTCAAACAAAAACATTTGATCAAGGAGAAAGCTCTTCAGATGAACTTTCTTATAACAATCAAAAATTGGCTTCTACTTCTCGAGCAAATAAAACCCAACCAAAAGATGCAGATTATTCAGAAATAATGCAAGCTCTAAGAAGCTTATCTACTCAGGAAAAAGCTGATTTAGTTAATTTACTTAGATTAACTCAAGGTAAATAATATATGAACAATAAACGGATTATTTTTGAAGCTCAAATGAAGACAATTGGCTTAGAATCTGAATCGTATATTATTGCATTTGCTGATGAAATTTTACCTTTATTTGAAGCTAGAACAATTAGTTTAGAGCAAAAGTTATCAATAAAAGAAATTGAAACTCTTTTTAAGCTAGTAACAAGCTCTAGTTCAATTAAAGGAAAAGCAACATCAGCAGTAAAGAAAGAATTTTCTTCAACTAAGTCAATAATTTCAAAAGATTCAATTAATAGAATTAAATCAAAAGCTCATATGCATATTAACTTATTACCAGAAAAACAAATACTTCAGCATTATTTTGATAAATTTGTTGGTGTCTGTAATACAGAAACTGCTGAAAAATGGTTAGCTGCAATTAGTGGAGCGATTCTTACTGTTTCTGTTACTGATCCAAATAGTACTGATATTATAAAAGATATTATCAAGACTGGAATACAGAATGTTATTAAAAGCAAGCCAAAACATCCTAGAATTGAGCCTAAATTTGGTGCAGGTGGAGTATAATTATGAATTTAAGAAAATTATATGAATTATGGGATGATTCTGATAGACCTAGAACAGTAAATGACGTGGTTAACTTTTTACAGCAATCAGGAATTAATTCTGATCAAATAACCTCAGCATTTAAAAAAATGAAATACAATATTCATATACCTGAAGATAAAAAAACTGAAGAAAAAGTAGAACAGAATAGTGTTAAATCTGATGCACCTAAGAAACTAGAACCAAACCCAAATAAAGAAAAAAGTGCTTCTAATACTTCTGAAATTCCAGTTGGTTTTACGGTTGATTATGAAAACACTACATTTACTTGGAAGGGTGCTTCATGGGTAGCTAATGGTAGATTGGCTAAGAAAGAATTAAAACCCATTTTAAATGATTTAGCACAAGAAAAACTTAAATCAGAAGATGCACCTAAGCCAGAAACTAAAATTAAGTCCACTGTAAAAGGGTTAGAAGTTGGAACTAAGATGTTAGGTCCAGATGGTGTTGAATACAGATGGAGAGGTGCTGCTTGGGTTAACCCTCAAAATAGAATAGCAAAAAAAGCGATAGCTGCTTATCTTAATGATCAAATTAGCTCAGAAAAAGAAAGTGCTCCTCCAACTGAAGTAGTAAATAAACAAACTACTAAACCTTCTAATAATGAACCAGTTTCACTAGGTTCAAATATTGAAGATATCTATAATAAGATCAGACATATTCCAAATGCAATTGATTTATTACAATCTACTGATCCTATGGCACCGTTAGCATTAGCTATTTTAGCAAGCAATAAATCTAAAAATATAATTGATGCTTTAGAAAGAAATAAATAATTAAAACTATTCTTGGAGAAAATAAATGGCTAAGAGATTAAACGAAGCGTCAGTAAAAATGGATATTACAGATTTTAACACATCTGATTTTTCCACTTTATCTCGTATGCTCGAATTAGCAGCTCAAGCAAATGAAGATTCAAACTTGCCTATGGATATCGGAGCACCGGTAATTACATCACCAGAGACTGGTATTGAACAAACTTCAGTAGAAATGGAACCTGTATCAGATATAGCACAGCCAGACATGATTTCTATTGATGATACAACAGATACATACCCAGATGAGGATTATTTTATGAATGAGGATATTAATCGTATTCTAGAATTAAGTGGTATTAAATTAAACGAATCTGAGGACGAAGATACTGATTCAGAAGAATTAACTGAAACTGATGAAACATTAGATGATGAAGAAGCAGACGATTCATTTGCGAGCTCACCTGCATTTACTAAACTATTATCCCAATTTCAAGCAGCTCGTGAAAACTACTTACAGCAAGCTGATTCAATTAGCGATGGTTCTGATGATTTAGAAGAAGGCTCATTTAGCGGAGCATTATCTGGTGCAGCTAAAGGTGCTATGTCTGGTGCAAAACTTGGTGGCGAAGCTGGAATGATGGTAGGCGGCCCAGAAGGTGCTGTAGCTGGAGGAGTTACTGGAGCAGCAGTTGGTGGTATTGCTGGTGGTATTGATGGTTATAATTCAGAACCAGGTTTAGATGAAGAATTTTTAGATATCCCTGATACAGAAGCAGAGTTTGAAGTTCCGGAAGAAATCGAAATTATTGAGCCAGGTTTTGAAGATGAGGACGAAAGACTAATCAGCTTGGGAAATCCTGAAAGATCAATGGATCAAGGTCCTATGTCAATTAATGACTTGTTTAGAGAATCAATTGATGCAATTAATGAAGCATTTTATGATTTTAATTTAGACGAAGATCAAACTAATGAACTATCTTCACTTGGTATTGGCGACAATAGATTATTCGGACCATACCCTAGTGAACAAGCTGCAATCGTTGATGCGCAAAAAGAAATGCCAGGGTCAATGAAAGACGTTGAATTTATTGTTCTTACTAAGCCTGATGGTATTTTCTGGCAGAAAAAATTACAAGAAGATGTAAGCAATTCACGTCCAAATCCTGAAGATGTAGATCCTCAAGATTTTACTGGTGATAAACATTCAAACGAAGACAAAGAAATGGAAAAACCTGGTGATAACGGGTTAGAAGATCCACGAGATGCACTTGCTGAAAATATTTCAAAACGTTTCAAACAGTTTATGAAAAAATAAAAAAAGGCGCTAAGGCGCCTTTTTTCTTAAGGATTGTTATGATAGACTTTAATAAATCTTCAAAATATGATTATAGTACACATAAAGAAATTCATCAAATTATATACAATATATTAGCACCTGAATTTAATATCCGTGATTTTAGAAGAGTTCTAAAAAGAGCTGTGGTTAATTATAGATGTGATAAAGGAATAGCATTATCAAGAGAAGGATTTGAAATTTTAAAAGAAAAAGGTCCATGGAAGTTCTGTCAATTCCCTTTTGAAATAAAATTCTTTGATTCAAAATTTATGCTGATTTTAGATCAAGCATCATCACCGTATTTTATAGATTCAAATAAAACACTGTGGCTATCGGACGAAATACAAATAACACAATTTTCACTTACTGATAACCAAAATGAATTTCTAAATAGTTTGAAATAAACACTACAAACAACCATATTATCATGCTCCTGTATGTTAAATTAAATTGTAGCAAGCAAAACTCGCTGCATCCAATTAATTTTTATATAGGAAATTCTGTAATGAAATCACAGTTTAAAACTCCGTTAAAACCATCTGAATTACTGTTAGCAATGAACTTAGCTCATAAAGCGCGTCGTTCAGTTATGGTTTGGGGAGCACCTGGTATTGGTAAATCAGATATTGCACGTCAATTTGCTGATTATCGTTTCCCATTAGTTGAGCGAGAAGTTTCAGAAGAATCTTTAGAAGCTGAAGAGCAAGTTGCTACAATGCTAGAAGAAGCATCAGCGGATAGTACTTCACGTGCACCAAAACGCAAAACAGCAAAATTAAGTACCAAATATCCAGTTCTTAACCAAACACATAACATCGTGGACTTGCGTTTAGCACAAGTTGAACCAACTGACTTACGTGGTATTCCTGTACCAGTTAAGTTTTATGTCGATGCTGAAGGTAAATTTGTACCAGATGCAGTAATTAGTAAACTGTTAGCTGAAAATAAAGATATCAGTTCGTACACTCAGAAAAACCAAGTTGTTTGGGCACCACCTGCATTGTTGGACTTACCAGCAACATGGGAAGGCGTTATTTTCATGGATGAAGCTAACCAAGCGATTCCAGTAGTACAAGCTGCTGCATACCAGCTGTTCTTGGATCGTCGTATTGGTGAATTAGTTCTTCCTCAAGGCGCGTTTGTATTAGCTGCTGGTAACCGTGAAGGCGATGGTGGCGTAACATTTAAGTTAGCATTGCCACTGCGTGACCGTATGACTCACATTGAGTTAAAACCAGATTTTGAAGAATGGAAATCCAACTACGCAATTCGTAAGCAAGTGCATCCTATGGTTGTTGGTTACTTAGCTACAAACACCAAAGACTTTAACACACTGAGCACTGACGATAAAAATATTTGTGGTGGCTCATCACCACGTTCATGGGTTACTGTTTCAGATTACTTGTACGAAGCTGAAGCTGATGGTATGGATCGTGATCAACGCCGCGTATTGTGGGCATTAATTGAAGGTACAGTAGGTGACGATATTACAGGTCGCTTTAAGACTTTCTACGAGAACGTTGCAAAATTACCTTCAACAATGGATATCCTTAACGGCAAGATTACTGATCTTAGCGCGTATAAAGCGGATATGGACATTTCAAAAGGATTCACTGTATGCTTGAACTTAGCGTACAAAATTATTAGCACACACGAAGAAGTTAAGTCAGGTGGTGCGTTTGAAACTACACTTAACAAATGGTACGACAACATGTTGCGTTTCTTACACGCTTCATTTGATGAAGAGCCAGAATTAATCATGATGGCAATGAAAACTATGTACATGCAGAAAATTTACATGTCACCATCAAAAATTCCTTACTTCAAAACATTCTGTGGACGATATGCTAGTTTGTTGTTTAAATCACGCGAACAAGCATATTCTTAATCTTTTTGTTATTAAAAGGGCGCATTTGCGCCCTTTTTTCATTTATAAGGATCAAATATGAGTAAACAGCCACACACTACTGCTGTACCTGATAATACAAATAAACCAATTGAAATTAAACCAGTTTCAAAAGAGTTATCAAATGAATGCTTAGAGCGCATTCGTATTGCTCGTATTGCATTGTTAACTGAGTGTCCATTCTTTGGTATTATTGGTTCGCAATTAAAATTAGTAGAAGATAACATTCGTTGTAGCACTATGGCAACTGATGGTAAGAACTTCTATTACAATGTGCGTTTTACAATGGGTGTACCACCAGGAGAAGAACGCGATGATTATGAAGCTCAAATCCGAGAACGTTTTCCTGACGCAACAGAAGAGCAAATTAGTGAATCACTTGATGGTTTAAGTGATGGTAATTTACGTGCTGCTATTGTGCATGAAATCTTGCACTGTATGATGAACCATTTTATTCGTCGTAACGGACGTGATCCTAAAAAATGGAACCGTGCAGCTGATTATGCAATTAATCAGATTATTAAACGTGAAGGAATTGGTGAACTCCGTAAAACATGGTTGTTTGATGAAAAATACGACCGTATGTCAGCTGAAGAAATTTACGACTTGCTTGAAGATCAAGATGGTGAAGGCCAAGGTGAATCATGGGATGAACACTATGTTGATGGATCTGGTGGCGATGGCGATACTAATAAAGGCAAAAAACGTGGCACCGTAGAATCTGTGTTTAGCGATATGTCAGATACTGATATGGAAGATAACATGGAATCATTCGATCAAACCATGCGCAACGCAGCGTTTAGTTCTGGTGTTCCTGAATCTTTGGGTGATTTATTCAAAGATATGACATCTTCTGTTATTGACTGGCGCAGCAAATTACGCCGTACCATTCAAGCGCTTATTAAACAGGATCAATCATTTCAGCGACCTAATCGTCGTTCATGGAATATGGGAGTAATCTTCCCTGGTTTCTTGCCTGAAGAAACTATTAATATTGCAATTGCTATTGACTTGAGTGGTAGTATTAGCAACGCAATGGTTAAAGATTTCCTTGGGGAAATCTGGGGCATTACTGAACAATTCCCTCAGTTTAAAATTAAACTTATGTGTTTTGATACTGAAGTGCATAACGTTCAAGATTTTACTGAAAATAATGTTGATGAAATCTTGCGTTACGATTTAGTTGGTGGTGGCGGAACAGTGTTTGACTGTGTATGGAATCACATGAAAGAAACTGAATATGTTCCTGAACAAATTCTGTGGTTTACTGACGGTGAATGTTGGGGTGGTGGTGAAAACGGTGGTTGGGGTCCAAGCAACTACTGTGAAACATTATGGATTATTCACTCTAATCCTAAGTTGAAAGCGCCTTTTGGTGAAACAACTCACTACGAATATATTCCCGAAGCTGCATAAAACTCCTTCCTAAATCAGGTACCTCGTTAATATGTGTTATATTAACTCATAAGTTAATTAACGAGGTACTAAAACATGTCCGAACAAAAAACTCAAGCATCACCTGAAATTACCCTTCCAGATTTAGTTAATGTTTATAACATTATGAAAGTTGCAATTGAACGCTCAGCGTTTAAAGCAGAAGAAGTTGGTGATGTTGGAGCAGTCTTTAATAAAATTGGCGCTTTCTTGAAAGCTGCTGAAGAAGTACAAAAACTCCAAGAACAAGCCGCAGCAGAATCCACTGACGCGCAGGAAGAAAAAGGCGAGTAATCGCCTTTTATTTTAGGGAGAATAAATTATGGATAATCTAATTCGCCATCGTGCTGTTGTGCAAAATACTGGTACTCGTTGTGCTGTTGTTTTTCGTGAATTACCAGGCGATTCTGAACATTGTTTAGTAATCGAATCTGATTCACTACCTGAAATCTATCGAGATGAAGTTAATAGTGTTATTAACAAAGAAGGGCAAAAAACAAAAGATTTATATGAAGTTTTGAATATCTCTGTTATGCCAACTGGTGAGAATATGCTCCGTGCATTACATGAACATAAACTTTTGTTACGCAAAGAAACATCTAATATTATGATGCAAGTAACATCATCTGATACTATTCGTTTAGATAAATTAAATGATCAACTCCGAGCACTTACTGATGGAGCTACAATTAAACAGCCAACAGATATTCAAGCTAAATTAAATCCGTACGAAGAAGTTAATGATGCAATTCAAAACGAAGATTCAATGAATATTGCTAAAAATTTACTTGTTCAAGCTAATGATTTAGAGCATGAAGTTTCTAAGAAGCGTGAACGTGCTTATGCGTTACGGCCAGAATTAAAACCGCAAGCTACTCCATTAACTGAAGCTGAAGATTCATTTGTGTTTACAGTAAACGTTAAAAATCGCTCAGAACGAGAAGTAGTTCAAGAATTAAAAAAATTCATTAAAAGTATGCCTACTGTAGATACTACAAAAGGTGAATAAATATGTCTTGGTTTGAACACACTAAAACAAATGGAGCTATTGCAAATAGCTCCACTGCTAATACTTCAAATTATAATAACATTTATGGTTATATTACTGATGCAAATACTGTCGGAGTATCAACTAGCACATCAACTAAAAGTGGCCCAACATTAGTAGTCGGTAAATCAACTTTTGATGGAGATAATGGTGTAATTACATATACTGATGCAGACGGAAAAACTATAGTATTTGATTTTAAAAAAGAGCACCAAGTTAGATTAATAATGGATGAACTCAGAGAACACTTTCCTGAAGCACTATTTCATTTAATTATGAAAGGAATTATATGAAACAATATATTGATTTAGGTAACCGTATTGTTAATGAAGGTACATGGATAGAAAATGCTCGTACTGGAAAAAAATGTTTAACCTTAATTAATGCTGAACTTCAATATGATGTTAAAGGTGGAGTATTTCCACTCTTAACTACTAGAAAGAGTTATTATAAATCAGCAATTGCTGAACTTCTAGGATATATTAGAGGATATACATCCGCTGCTGATTTTCGCAAATTGGGTACAAAAACTTGGGATGCTAATGCTAACGAAAACCAAGAATGGTTAAAAAATCCAGCACGTAAAGGCGAAGATGATATGGGCTTCGTTTATGGATCAGTAGCTAGAAATTGGCCAGGATATGATGGTAAGCCAATTGATCTATTAGCTGGAATTGTAAAAGACTTAACTAATGGTATTGATAACCGAGGTGAAATTTTAACTTTTTATAATCCTGGTGTATTTGATATTGGTTGTTTAAGACCATGTATGCACACTCATACATTTTCATTAGTTAACGATGATTTATATTTAACAAGTTATCAGCGTTCTTGTGATGTACCATTAGGTTTGAATTTTAATCAAGTTCAAGTTTATGTATTGCTCGCATTAATGGCGCAAATCACTGGAAAAAATGCATGTACTGCCTTTCATAAAATTGTAAATGCTCATGTTTATGAAGATCAATATGATTTGTTTAAAAATGTTCATTTAATTCGTGAGCCACTAAAATCACCTAAATTGATTATTAATCCTGATATTAAATCATTAGAAGATTTGGAAACTTGGGTTACAGTTGATGATTTTAAAGTTGAAGATTACCAATCTCACGGACCTATAAATTATCCATTTTCAGTGTAAATAAAAAAGGCGCGTATGCGCCTTTTTTATATTATACGGTTGGCATTATACTATGCCTCCATTCACCTGAAATAACTTTTGATGCATCTGATGCGTTATATAAAATATACCCACCATAAGTCATTGTAATCTCTCCTGGTGCTGGAAAATTATTACTCATTGCGTTAATGGCGCATAATTCACCATTTAAATACATAGGTCTTAAACCTAAGGTATAAAGATACATATGTAAATAACAGAAGTTACTATCCCATATACCAGTACCGCTACTATCACCTACTGCTACCTTTTGTAAATAATCAGTTCCGTATAATTTAATACCCCACGCACTAACTCCTCTTGTATAACCACTATTTGAGCCACGTATAGTAAACGAAGCTGGTACAAAATAATTTGTATCAGTATCACTAACTGCGCAAGTATAAATTACAATATCATTATATATGATATCAACTGTTACTGCTCCTGTACCAGAATCAATATTCTTAATCATTCTCCATTGTATTTTGGGATCGTAATCATCGATGGTTGTTGTTAGAACTAAAGATCCTGCTTTGTATACTTTACAGTTGACAACCTTTGCTGTCGCAAGAGTACTACTTCTAGGATATTGGATGTTAACAGCACAAAAAGTTGATGTATCTGAGGTAAAATCACCGCCGCTTGCTACTAGTGCATCAGTAGTAGTTATATCTTTATACATAAACCCGAAACCTTGGGAATACTGATCTAATAAATCATGGGAGTCATCATATCCTGATCCGGACGATAAGTAAAATGTAAGTTTAAAATCGTCTTTAATTAAATATGGCCACATAGTAACACTTGAATTATTATTTCTTTCCCAGTCTCTTCCTATAGTAGTACATTGCCCAGCAGGCATAAAATCCTTGAATGCTTCGTTCCAATTCCAAACTCGTATTGATTCACCACTTAATACATTAGCATACGGTGTTGGTAACGTGCTAGGAGTAAATGTATCTCCTCCTGCGCTTATGCTACTTTCAATATATTGTGTTAACGTAAAAGACGTACTATCGTCTTTGAAAATTCCATCAAAAATATAAGTATAGAAATAATCGTCTACTGTAAAGTCAGTAATATCGTTATTGTACCCAGTCCAATCTAAGCGTAGATTAGTGGGCATTATATCAGTTGTTTCAGATGTTGCTTTATAAGTACTAACATCAGTTGTCCAGTTTGAACCGTCCCAACCATAAGTATCCCAAACATGAGGTTCCCATAAAGTACCACTACAATCAGATCCATTAACAACATCCCAACCAAAATATGCGTAGCATATATTACTGCTCATCCATGTGAATAACCCCCTACCAATATACCAACCTGATGCGTTATAAGTTGTATCATTTATTTTAAATAGTTGCGTCGGATCATATGTAGCACTATCTATTAATGGTAGATTATCGAGATATCCAACATTTACTATCCATGATTGATTTGCATACGAACTATTAGAAGTACTAGTAGCATTTGTGTGCATAATATACTGAGGGATTCCATTAACAAATTTTCTTGTTGGGATAAACATAGGACAACGTTGATCGTACCAAGAACCAGTTCTTGTTGAACATATATAATAATAATCTGCTATTGTAGTATTATTATGATTAGTATAGTATAAACGCTTTGTGATTTGGTTTCCAAACGCAGCAAAATACCATATACCATCATAACAAAAAACAGCCCACTGCCATCCCCATCGAATATTCATTCCTGCTGGCACTGACACTATTGTTGATATTTGTGTTGATAAGCTATACCATACACCTTGACCTAGCATTACACTAGATGAACTATAAATCACAGGATCTGAACCGTAATAACCTTGATTATCGATAATATATGAATTATTGTGTGGCGAGCTAGGATAATTAATAAATAAGTTTTCACTTTCTGATGTCGGATCACAAACTATTCCATAAATGTTTGTATTTGCTAATTCAACTGTTAAATTTGTTACACTAAAAGCATCATCAACTAACCAAGTACTTCCTTGATCGATTGATGTTGCTAATTGCATCCCGAACAATGCATACCATTTTTTTGTTATATCTAAGTTTGCATCATAATCAAAAACACAAAAACCGTTACAATTATCAGGGACATCAACATTGTTTGGGATAATCTGTTCAACTATTGCAGTATTGTATCCTATAGATCCGAATGTTCTTGATATTTTCCATAATCCTGTATTACCACACGCAATTATAATAGTACTATTATCTCCGTTTTCAAATTGCCTAATTTGTTTTATATTGCTAACTGGCAAGGCTGGTGAGCTATTACTATCAAATACAATAGGGTCAATTTCTGGGTTTGTGTTATAAATTACTAAACCTGATAAATTGTATGTTATAAATTCCGGAAAATGGTATTCAATTTGTAAATTATTATGAGAAGTATGATCAGTAATTTGCATTTTATTACCATCAACATCACTAGTTGAATCAAGAATTCTAGGCAACGCAATCCCATCAGGTTTGTAAGTAATAATTGAACTATTAAATGCAGTATAATATCTTGTTTGTACATTATACTCAGCTGTTCCTATAGCACCACTCGATTTAATGTTTATCTTTTGGCACTCAACGATACCTTTACTATTATAATTAGTAAGATCTGATTCTAATTCTCTATCAGTTATGCTTGGTAATGCTACTCCGTTTGGTATTGATGTAGTATCAAGAAATGGTGCGGTTGACAAAGATAGGTTTGTTTTTCCAAATGTGCTTTGAACTACTGTGTCCTGTGGTCTTCTAATTTTCTTTTGATTTTTTGCCCACCCATCACTATATCTTCTGTATATATATGACCCAAATGGTTTTCCTGGTAAATCAGCTAGTGCTGTAGTTTGTGTTCCTGTATATACCATATCTACATTATAACACGAATTAAGAGTTGTTTCTTTGTATGATGGTAAATCGTTTCTTGTCATTTCTGGTAAAGGCTCGTATGGTGCAGCAATAGCTTTCATATAATACGGATTATGCCATTCTGAACCCCATGAACTATTGGATAACGAGCTATTAATATTATTACTACGCTCATTAGTTAACATCCAAATAAATGCACTTGACGGATAAAACGATGGTGAATATTTTGATACATCTTGTTCAAATAAAATTCTGTATTTGATTACTAAAATTTCATCAGGATATTGATAGCAAGGCGAATCTAATTGCACTATTGATACTACTGGTTTGCAGCGATAACTATAGGTTACGTAATTATTATACAAATGTATAGTATTAATTTCTCTTGTTATAGTTGATGGAGGCTCAAAACGTCTTGTATAAACACAGCTACCAGGAGAAGTCTCAGTAGGAGCGGTGTACACAGGAAATGTAGATCCACTAATCCAATTGCCTACAATTAAATCATAATTATCGTTAACCGCGGAAGAGTTATAGTAATCGTAACATATATTAATTTCTGGGCCGTAGTATTTTCTTGTGCTTATTGCCATGTTAAACCCTAAGCGCCATACGTCCCAATAATGAATACCGGAATAATAAACACCATCAATTGTTGCGTAGGATGTGCTATAATCTTGACCTCCACAACCAGCACCAATAATATTACTTTTATACATAAATCCATTGTGTATTGTGTTTTGATGTTCCTCTTCTGATATTAAATCACCACATTGCAATTCACCATTTTCGTCTTTTATTGCTTTATATTTTTGGATAGTATAAAAACCAGTTATATCTTTTTTCTGTTCCATGTTAAAATCCTATGCTTATACCCTTTGAACGGGATATAGTAATTGTTGATAGATATACATTATTTAATGATGAAAGAAAAGTCACTTGTTTAGTATCCTCTATTAATGGTAATTGTTTTCCATGTGGTCTATCAATAACAAGAGCGTTATTATTTGAATGTGTTTTGTAATCTATAGCTAATTCTGTAGTTGCTTTTGTATCTGTATAGATTTTAATATTTAATCGCATTCTATTTATTAAGCTACTAATTT